CTATCTGCATAACATACAAAATAGCTTGGGCAGAATGAACACCAAGGCTATCGCGGGGCATAGGGCACATGGAAATGAACTGAAGAATCTGGCTATGAGATTTGTCGGGTATCAATTGATTCTGAATCAGGTGATGGGAGCCCAGAGAAAACTCTACGAGTATGTTACGGAAGGTGTGACGAAATTCAGGGAATTCGAGACACGATTGGCTGAAGTCAGTACCATTATGACTGACAACTTTGAAGTCGCTTTCACCAATATGAAAGTCGGGATAGAAAGTCTTGCACTCTCGTTTGGTCAGAATACCAGTGACTTGACCAAGGGTCTTTATGATATTATGTCTGCCGCATTCAGCGCTAAGGATGCGATGTCTCTTTTAAACCAAGCCACAAAGGCATCAATAGCGGGCTTGTCGGATGTAAGGACTTCTGTCGATATCTTCACGACTGTCTTAAATACCTATGGAATGACTGTCTATGAAGCCACAGGTGTTTCAGATGCATTGTTCCAATCAGTGGTTAGAGGTAAATTCCAGTTTGCAGAGTTAGAATCAGCTTTGGGTTACGTGGTTCCGATTGCGGCCCAAGCAGGAATAGTATTCGATGAATTGATGGCAGCTTTGTCTACGGCTACAAGACATGGATTGCACCTTGACATGGCATCCAGAGGTTTAGCCATGGCTTTGCAGAATATCATCAATCCGTCAGAGGGCGCGGCAAAGGCAGCTAAGAAGTATGGTATAGAGATGAGCGGTCTCGCATTGAGAGTCAAGGGAATCACTGGCGTATTCGGGGAAATGTATGAGAAAACCAAGGAATACGGAAAAATCGTCCTTAATGAATTGATTCCAAATATCAGGTCTCTCAGAGTAGCGATGGTTTTAGCTGGAGAAGAGGGACTCGAAGGCTTAATGGATGACATGGATAGACTTTCAGTGGCAACCGGAAGAACCGAAGAAGCTTTAAATAAAATTAAAAATACAAGTCAATTTGCCTCGAATCAAATAACCCAGCATTGGGAAAAGACTCAAAGAGAAGTTGGACAGGCTTGGGATAGAATAGCTCTGGGAGCACAACAAGCACTTACTACTCTGGCGAAAGACTGGAAATCATTCATACCAATAATAGGTCCTATATTTACGGCAATAGACTATGAAAGAACTAAGGCCATGCAGAAATGGACACGAGGAAGAGAGGAAAAATATCTTGCACAGACAATAATAAGTCCTGTGGCTTTAGATGAAATTACAACTGAAAGAAAAAAATTAAAAGAAGAATTCATAGTAGGGAAAATAGTTGTAGGTGAATATTCAAAAGCTTTAGGTGAACTCAAAAAAAGAGAAGATGCGATAACAATAAAGGAATACTTATTTGATGCCAGAAAATTCAGAGAAGCAACAGAACATATGAAAGCTTATTTAGATTTACAGGAAGAGATAGCAGATGTATCTAGAGAAGTAGGCACGGCAATTAGAGCACAGGATGCAGAAAAAATTGAAGAATTATCTGCAAAATTGCTAGTTTTAAATACTATTTCAGCAGAATTAGGAGAAAACTTTAATGAAACTTTCGGAGAACCTGTACTTGGTGGGATAAGAAGACTAGAAGACTTACGCTTGACACTTGATGAATTAGCATTTGATATCGAAAGACTCAGAGATGAACTTGAGACACCGATAGAATATGGATGGGCCAGAACAGCAGAAGGAGGAATGGGTCCGAAAGGAGTCATCGAAGGAACGCTTAATTATCAGATGGCTTTACTGAGGTCAGAACAGGAACTTGCCGATGTCAGACATGACATTAAGTCGGGACTTGCGGATGAGACATATGGTTACAAAGTGCTTAATACTGAAATGCAGGAAGCCGTGAGAATAGTCAGAGAACACGAGAATGCAGTGAAGAAAGACCGCGAAGAGACAGCACTCATGAATATCGAACTCAGGAAACTTCAGATTCAGGTCATGGAACTGCAACTGGTGGGAATGATAAGACGAAGAGGACTGACGAGAAGCGAGCAGAAAAGAATGAAGGCGCTTCAAATCGAACAGGCGAAACTGCGTCTTAAAAACATAAAGGAAACAAAAGAGGAAACCAAGGAGATACATACTGACTATCTTGAAAAGAAAAAAATACTTGATGATTATGTTCAGGATTTGGAGCAAAATTCATACCAGTTGAAGTATACATATGACCAACAAATCACTGACTTGCAGGAAACAATTGATTACGAAAAAGAAATATTGAGAGAAAGGGCAACCGAATGGGATAAAGTTGTATCCAAAATAATAAGCCTAGAAACGCAATTGTCTAAGACTTTAGAGGAAATCATGGCTGACCCCGAACTGGTTTCTGCTTTTGATGCCATAGATATCGATATTACAGAACTGAGGGACAATATGCAGGGACTCATGGGAGATATTGACGAATTGACGCAGAAGACTTGGCCGGGAAAAAAGGGGCCGACCAAAATGACAGTTCCCACTGTCGCAGCAATGCCGGAACCTCTGCGGGAAACCATATTTGCGAAAACAGGATTGGGAAGAACAATAGCGTCCCAGTTTTTCCAGAGGGGGACGGAATATGTCCATGAGACTGGATTCAAGATGGTCCATGAAGGTGAGACAATAAAAGCTGCCGGAAAAGAGCCGGAACGAGGCGGAATATTTATAGAGAATTTAACAATACGCGTTGACCAGATAGCGGATATTGATGATGTTGAAAAAATGGGTGCAGTTCTTTCCTCAGCCAAAAATGCTCAAATACTTGATAGAAAAGGACAAACACGTTTTAGATTAAGATGATACAATGGTAAGTTATGAAGAAAATGTGATTACAATAAATGATGGAGACATAATAGACATAGGACCAAAGGATATCATTTTAGGAATGAAAAGTGACGGTTCTGCATTTATTGTTCTCAGATGGATTGCCAAGAGGTTATAATATGGCATGGCAATGCCCCAGATGTAAAAAATTACAACATCAATTTCATAGATGTAAATTCTGCGGCTATAAAAACGAAAAAACAATAACTGCAAAGGATTTGACAAATCTAAGGAAATATAAAATGCCACAAAAATATTGGGTGAGAAAAAGGAAGGCTTAAGATGGGAGCGGATGACCAACGCGAACATATAATATTTTATGGATTTTATACAGATGATTGGTGGGAAACTTTTGGTACATTTTCGAACGACCATCATTTACTTCATCGCAATTATATAAGCGATGGATGCAGTACATTGGATTCTTCCGAAGCATCTATTACACATAATTTTCTTTATCCCGATCACATTAAAAAAACATATTTCATAGAAGGAACGATAACTGGTAATATAGTTCTTGCGGCAAGTGGCTGTACTTCCACAGTTACGGATTTCCGCGTTACTGTCTGCAAGACATATGAAGGCGCTGCTTTGCCTGATGAAGAACTTGCGTCTACCGGATGGATAACAGTTACAGATACTCTTGCCTGGGATGCAGGATTGAGCATTGGAGATGAGATGGTTTATTGGTTTTCCATAGATGTCTGGGAAGAGCAGAGAATTACGGAAAAAGAAAGACTATACCTGAAAATTGAAGTTAATTGTAACTCATGTACCCATCTTATGCATACAAATGATTCAGAATGGGAAGACGTATGGATTGATATACCGTTCAGGTTGTGAATATGGGCACATTTACAATTAGACAAACACGAGATAAAGAAAATCTTTATCTATATCCGAATGTAAATGGATGCAATATAGATTTTACGCCTTTTGGTGAGGTAAACAATTTCGAGTGTGTAGACGATATTAGGGTAATCCCGGATGATGATGTCACATATGTCTACAGTAATGCCACAGATTTAGAGTATGATTTATATGAATTACCTAATCACACAATTGAAACAGGCACGATAAACTATGTGCAGGTCTATGCAAGAGCCAAATCACATTCATATGCACAACATCCAGACGGGATATACAAGATAATACTTACAGATAATGCTTGCTCGAACATTTATAAGTCTAATGACATAGACTTGATTACCGGCTACCGGACATACAATAACGTATGGACTGAGAATCCCAGGACTGCTGCTGCATGGACATGGAATGATATAGATAATCTTGAAATAGGGAACGAATGTAGTAGTCCGACTATCCCCGGCGCTAGTCTCGTACTTGTTATAAGACCAACAGGCGATAGTCATACAGAATTGCATCCTTATCCAAGTGGTGCCAATTTTTCGAAAATAGATGAGGCAATATTTGATTCCAGTGACCTAGTCTACGCAGATGGTAGTTCGTGGCATAGAGATGCATATGACGCAACAAATCATACGACAGAATCCGGTACAATAACTAAGATAATCCAGTTTTATTATTCCAAGAATTGGGCATTGGGCATTTCGCATGCTCAAGGTATCATAAACACTCATGACACTTTGTATTATGGGATTGATAATACTTTGATAAATGAATGGGTGCTTTATTCAGATGAATGGGAAAGCAATCCTAGCACTAGCATGGCCTGGACATGGGCAGAAGTAGATGCTCTTAAACTTGGTTTGCGAATGCGTACAAGCGGAGTTGGAGGCAGTTATGAAGCGGATTGCGCCATGCTCTATACTTTGGTCTATTATACGGAAAACATCAATCCACAAATTCGCACAACTCAATGTTATGCAAAGGTTAACTATACGCCAGAACCATCTGAATGCACTCTGCAAAAACCGGAGCAGTTAAGCGTGAATCATGCACAGAACATAAAGATGCTCAACTTCTGG